TTGCACCTTATACCAGCGACTGTGCGCGGTTGCGCTGTTGATATTGCCCCACTCGATTCTGCAATATCCGCTGCCGGTCAATTCTGACAGTTCACTGCTTGACGACTCGTAGAATTTGGTCCACGTGCGCTTTGTTTCTGCTGTGCTGTATTCACGCCACCAAACCGTGACCTGACGGCCTACAATGGCCATCCTGTATTCGCCAAATTTGTCTGCAGCACTAAAACTGATGGTTTCGCTGTGTAGATTAGAAGCGGCCACGACATCGCGCACAGTTACGGTTGTATCGTCACCACTTGCAGCAAACAGCAACGCAACCTTTGTTTTGGCGTCTGTGTTTCCGTTTTGCATCTCGAAGGCAATGTCGCGGGTAGTTGTGGTGCCGCCTGATATTACCTCGACTGCAAATTCCGCATAGGTCAGCATTGGGCCGCCCCACGTGTAACTTTCTGCGCGGTCGTTTTGTGTTTCGGTGTGGTTCAGCTCTTCAGCTTCAAAGGACAGATCACCACCTGTGGTAGATATTTTGTAATACGGCATTGCACCATTGAGCGCAACGCCTGCTGAGACACCACCGGCACCGTTTTTGGTCCATGCGCCTAACAGCGTATCAGGTGCAACAAACGGCAAATAATGGCGCGCATAGGTGCCCCGGTCTGCCATGTCAATCGCTGCGTCAATGCTTCCAATTGTCAGGTTGGAATACCCGCCAAGGTATAGGCACGAAACGTTGTAATCGGGATCGCCGTCTGTGTATATGTCACCGCTTGACGGGCTATCCTCAAAACGACATGCAAGGGCAAGCCGGCCACGTTGCCAGGTTATCGCCACATTGCGCAAAGTGTCGCGGGCTGTAACGCCTGCACTAGACGGCTCATCAAAAAAACGCGGACTGTAAATGATGCCGTCCTTCTTTGCGTCTGTGTTTCCCCACTCACCACCTACTAAGGACCACGTGTTGCCGTTGTCGCCACTGTGCATCAATGCAACGCTGTTTTTGGTGTATCCAACGGATTCGTGGCCATGTCTGACGCCAACCAGGTACATGGACCCATCAGGCACCGCACAAATTGACAGGTCTGCACGGCCCACAGCGTTACCAAAACTGCTCCCAAGCAATTCTGCAAAGTCCTTGCCGTAATCGCCAACGCTGATTGCAGACGATGACGACCGAGAAAGCGGCGTAAATGCAGAACCCAAAAACGCCACATACGGAATTGCACCCGTTGCGCTCATTGTCAGATAGGAAATGACAAACTGACCACCTGAAACGGCGATGTCATAGTGTGCTGCGCTGTTGGCTTCTCTGGTATTTGTTTCGATCGATGTAAACGACGCACCCAACGACGACGATGCCCATTGCACATAGACGTTGCCAGGGAAAGACGGAGCACCCTGCGAAACGCTCGCACCTGTATCAAATGCGCTGCTGATCAACAGAATTTGCCCATCTTTGTAGGCTGCGCGCAATCTGCCTGGGTAGTATCGGCCGTTTGTGCTGCCTCTTGCGTCTACCAATTGAGAAAACGGTTCTATTAGACAAAAATTCTGGTACATCGACCAATTGGCGCCGTTGTCGTCTGTGAACACTGCTTGTATCTGCCAATGCTTGAAACTGCTGTTTGCGCTTGTCGTTGTCAGCTCTTCTGCCGTTCTAATCCAAAAAAAACAAAGCACGCGCCCTGATGGAAGCACGCACAAAGCTGGGCCCGGTTCAACACCTGCGGGGACTTCGCTGCCGCCTGTGGCGTCTGTTTTTCTGTTACCGGGCACAAGCTGCATCCCTGGTTCGAGAAAAGACGGAAGCGTTGTTTCGGTCCATGTCGTGGCCTTTGCGCTTTTACTCCACGCTTTAATGACGCCTGTGCCTTCTTCTACGCCTGCAATGATCAGTGTGTCGTCCAGCGTCGTGCATGAATCAAAATTAATGTAGTACAACGAACTATCGCCTGTATCGACACGTTCGAAGCCGTTGATCGTGTGTGGCGGTTCCCACCCATAATGCTTGTATGTGTCCGACGATGCGGTGTCATGCCATAAGAAAGTGCCCCCAAGATCTTCCGGGTAGCCGCTGTTTTGTGTGTAAATGGTGTATTTGCCGCCACTGCCTGTGGTGCCGCTTGTTTCCAAGATTAGATCGCTGTCATCTTTGGCAATTGGCACACCTGGGCGCGGCGTGTTTTCGGTGAATACGCTGTTTGTGTCGTCAAAACCGCCTGCAAAACTGAAACGCGGATCGGGTATTAGTAGGCCGCGCATATCTGTGGGTGTTTTGTTGCTGCCCATTGTTATGCGCTCCTGTGCCCTACGTGCCGCCGTCTGTCGTGCTCATTGCTTAACGGACCACGCGATCGAATGTTATCACGTATGAATTGCGAAAAAACCTTGTGTTCATATTGAAAAGAAACGCCACCAGAACCGCCAGAAGGTCGCATGCCTGCGTTTGCGCGTTCAATGTTAGACCGACCAATCAATTCTGCGCCAAGTGGAGTAGATACGGCTTCGCCGCCTCGCAAACGTGCATTCATCTCTGATACACCGGACGGCGCACGTACCAAACCGGTGCCGCTGTGGAAGCTTGGTTTTTGTGATGCAATGCGGGCTGTAGACGCCGCGAAAGCTGCAGTTGCTGCCGCCTGTTGCAAAGCGGCAACGACTGGGTTGCCGCTTCTAAAATTAGCCATTGTTGCAACCGCAAAATTCACTGCAACCTCTGACATTGCCAAAGCTTTAGCAGTTCTAAACGCTTTAATTGCTGCTTTTTTGTCCGTTTCTGCTTTTTTGTCTGCAACCAATGAAAAAACATCAGACGTTGCGCTGGCAAGACTCATTGTTGCGGCCAATGTAGCACCCAGTCTTTTGCGTTCTTCTTCTGCCTCCTCTTCTGATCTTTGTTTTGCTTCTTCTGATTGTTGCTTTTGTAAGGCGTCTATCTCGCGCATCATCTGCACTTTGCGGTTGTGCTGTGCCTCGTCTGCTGCGTTTTCAATCTCTGCATTGCCGACGTGTTGATTGGCTACTTCTTGTATAGATTCAATCTCGCGCTGGTAACTGTGCAGAATCTTTTGGCGCTCGTTTAGCTGACTTACTAACGCTGCCTCGTTTTTGCTTTGCAGCATCGCAAGTGCGGCCGCTGTTGCTTTGACTGCCCCTGCTTGTTCTTTTTGTTTGCCTGTGTCGTTTTCGGTGCTTTTCGTTGCCGCTTGTTGCGCTTCTTTTGTGCGCTTTAAAGCGTCTTGATATTCGTTCTGCGCAAAATCCAATTGCCCCAATTGCTCTTGTGTGTTCTGCAACTGAAGTTCCAAGCGTTGCAATTCAGTCGTTTCTGCTGCAGTTGCTTCTGTGCTGTCTTTGTGCGCTTGTGTGCCTGCTGCATGCGCTGCCAGCATAACAGACATCCCAGCAGACGCCTGCACGCGTTCTTGTGTTTGCGTTTTTTGCGCGTCTATTTGATCTTTGATTGCTTGTTGTTCTTTTTCTAATGCGTCACGCCTCGCCCCAAACAGATCAAGCGACTGTTGCGCAATCGCCATGTCATCCAATTTTGCCTGTGCAGCGTTGACTTGTGCTTGTGTTGCTTTGCCCGTTGCAAGTGCTGACTGCAATTCTGCATGCGCTGCAATTAACGTTGCTTCTTTTACCTGCCTGCTGATGTCCTGCACTTCTTTCAAGCGGTCACGGTTTGCCTTCAGTGCTTCGTTTGCTTTTTCAATGTTTGATTTGAAATGCAAAAAAGCTGCACCGGCGGCCGCAATACCAACACCCAACGGGCCCAAAACGACAGCAGCAGTACGCCCGGCACCCGACAATGATGCAACACCTGTTGCCAAATCGCCAACGGCACGCACAGCAGCACCAGCCCTTGGCGATATAACTGTGATCGACGTTGCAAGACCACCCATAATGCTTGCAGTTTGTGCAGCGTCAGTCTGCATCTCTGCCAGGCTACTGTTGAATGCTTTGTTATTGTTGGCTGCAGTCTTTGCGGTTTTGCCTGTGCCTTCTACCGTCTTTGTGAGGCCGTCTAAACCTTTGCGGGTTTTGTTTGTCGTGCCTTGAACTGCACCCGCTAACCCGTCCAGGTTTTTTTCTACCTTCTTAAGCTCTGCGCGGAGCTCGGAACTGTCACCCGTGAACTTGAAACTGACATTACTGGCCATGGTCTACCGCTCCGGTCCTGGTTGCTTTCTGCCTCATTTTATCCAGTCTCGCACGTTTTGCTTTGTTCTGTCGTTCTTGCGCTTGTTTTGGGCTCTCGACATCAATGCGATGGTTTGCAATTAGCTGGATTTGTGTGGGCTTTGGCAGGCTATAAAACCAACCCGGATCCCGATTCCATGTCCGCTCAATCTCTAAGATCATGCGGTCAATTGTTCCGGCTCCGGTTCGGTAAAATTTTCTGCCTGCACAACCTCTGCTTCGGTTGGAATTGTCCCAAACAGATGCGACATCAAAACGCCACCTGCCTCATACACAGCAGACATTGCAGCGCCTTGCTGATACAGCCAATCCAAAACGACGCCACCATAACCAATTGGGTCTGCTGCTGTTGTGTCATACAGTGGCGGGTGCTTGTCGTTTGCTTTGCGGTCCCAACAAACACCGATCGCCGCTGCACACAACCTCGCCAATTTCGCACGTGTTGCTGTTTCGTTCCATTCTGCACATAGGTCCGACACAACAGAAAACGATGCGGGCTGCACGCACTGCACGATTCCCAATTTGCCCAGCTTAATTGCTTCCATTTTATCCCCTTAAATGGTCTATTTTTCGCGGGTGCGTGTTCCGTAACATTCGCCGGTTACATCAATTTTGTTGCCGTCTTTGGATTCGCTGAAATTCCACGACAGGTGGCACTTGGTAAGCGTCAATTTGTGATCGCCAGAATCGCCGTGGTCGCTGCCTTCGATTTTTACGATGACATCGAGCAGGTATTGCTCAAAACCAGAACCGCCCGTAGATGTCCATGCAGACGCACTATCGGTCTTGTCGATGACATCGCAGATATTGAGCGTTGAAGAGTCGGTTAGATCGGTCATGTACACGCTGAAACTGAAGGTCGCAACGCTGTCGTCACCCTTTCTAAGGCCTACAATTTGGCCTCTATCGCGCATCACAATTCGTTCTGTCTTTTCGTCAGAAAATGAAAAGTCTCCATCTTCGTAAGCGACTGTGTATGTGTTTGGCGATCCGGTGCCATCTCTAAGCGTTATTTCGCCATCGACTGCTGTTTTCACTGTGGGCATTTTTCAAACCTCAAATTTGAAGGTGGTTTTGGTACTGGTTTTGTTTTTGCGCACCTGTTTCGCAGGTCCAGGCGTATTCATGTTTCGCGCAATTTCCGACTCGAGATCTTCAATCAACGCGGGCACAAATGATTGTAACAGTTTTTGGCGTGCATTTTTCCACTCAGGAACACTTGCACCGCTTCTTGTGATGTAGCCGGCATACGGTTTGCCGCCTCCGGTGCCGTCTCTGTTTGGATACGTGCGCGCGTTGTTTTCGATAATAATCTCGCGGATGCCTTCTGTGGTCTGTTCGTAACCTTTCCAGGCACGACGACTGCGCCCGCGTCTGTCAGGCGGTATGCCTTTGTATTGCCACCCGCGCCACATTAAATCGAGGCCTTCCAGCATCTTGTTGCGATGGTCTTGCATTACTTCGGATTCTGTCGCGGTTAGTTGCCTGTCAAGGTCGCGAGCGTCAAAACCCATTGTGATTTCTACGTCTATCGAATCACCCACCGAAAACCTCACCAAAAATATCTGCAAGATCTGGATTGCGAATAAGGTCCATCAGTCCAACGTCAATCGGCTGTTCGGGTCGTCGTCTGCTTCTTTCCTGCAATGCGCGTTCCGTTTTGTCTATTTCTCGCGCAACGTCTTGGTTTAATGCGTCCTTGTAAACTTGAAAGGCCTCCTGCGTCAACGTCAACCACAACTGATCGTCTGGCGTTCCACCTGCATAATGCACATATTCTGCGTAGTACATAGGGTTTTCGATAGTTATGGATAACTCACCGACATCTGCAAAAATTTCATAGGTCCACCGGTCACGGCTTGTGCCTGTGTCGACCGGCCATCTGCGCTTGATATAGTTAATCACCTGTCCGGCATATCGCCTGATTACAAACCCCTCCCTGGGTGTCGGCAACCTGTCTGTGCCATGTCTGCGCCTGATGTGCTGTTCAATAGAGCGCAGACGGATCGTAACTTCTACAGACATCAGAGAGCCAACGGCAGATCACAGGCAACTGTAACAACAAAAGAAGCGACCACAAACGCACCGCCACCCGCATAGGTGTGGGACGTTGCGCCGATTTCCACGGCACCCGATGTGGTCAACGCAGAACCCTTTGCAGAAATATACTTGATTGCGCTCTGCCAGTCTTTGCAAGCTTGGTCTGTTGCTTCCAGGCCGTCTGTTGGTTTCAACACGTGGCACAGCTCCACCGTGAACCGGTAGGATGCGCGGTATCTGTCACGGCCTCGCATTTCTGGCGGGTCGATGCCTGCAAGCAATACCGCAAAAGACCGGTCAATGCGCGGTGCGCTCTCATTGCGGACCCCGACAGGTGATCGTGCTTGGTTCAAACCGGCAGCAGTCAGGCGGCCAATTAGCGCAGTTAATGCATCATCATACGTTAGAGCCATCTTCTGCGCGGTCCACTGCTAAGATGTATGGTTGCCGTTGCCGGTACGCTGTCACCGTCTAAAATGTTATCTTCGTCTTTGTCCATTTTTGAGCGCAACCGTTCCATCTCCCGATCGTACTGTTCTGCATATTTGTCGGACAGAACAGAATAACGATCGCCAGCATCAAACAGAGTGGAATAGTCGCGAAAGATTAGTTCAAAACAACGCGCAAACATCGGACCGCGCAATGCAGACGGGGTGCGAAAACGCCAGAACGGCACAGCATCGGAGTACATTTGCCCGGTGATGTCAGACCATGCAGTGTCGATGTAATCCTGCAAATTGGCTTTTGAGGTTGCAACCAGGCTTACGACGTCAGAGTGGCGCGCAATCAGGTCTGTCTGCCCGATCGGACTGTACAAACGAGCCTTGCACAGAACTGCATCATTGTAGAAGCGGTAAACTTTGCCGCCAATTGTTACGTCAAACTGCAAAAGCCAATTGCGACTGAGCACAGCGTCTGCCGTGTCTGCTGCTGCAATTGCGCCCGTTGCCGTTCCACCGCTAACAGTGCATGACACAGCTGTTTTGATTGCAGCTCCGTCTTGGTCATACACGCTGAAGTTTGCCGATGTCACAGAAGCTGCTGCACCTGCGCGCTCAATGGTGACCGCTACGTCTTGATCTTTGTTTTTTTCGATCATTGTTGGCCCGTTGAATCGAGCCGTCCAGGTAGTTGCGGTCATGTTTTCACCCTATGGCTTGCGCTTCTTTCTGTCGTAATCTTGTGCAGCTTTTACGGCTTTCTTCTTGGCGAAGTTGTGGTTCGCTCCACCTTTCACCATTTGCCGCACCATTTTGTCAATTGCTTTGCGCCTGTCTTTCTTTTCGCCGCTCATTTTTTGGCCTTCTTTGGTGCAGCTTTTTTTGGCTCTGCTTTCTTAACCGGTGCGGGCTGCGCAGCTTTGATTGCTTTCAATGCGGATGCTGTGTGCGCAGCTGCGTCTTTCAACCAATCATTGCGGTTTGCTGGGTCGGTTTTTGCTTTGCGCACGGCAAAAGCTGCAAGCGTTAGCAGTTGCCCCGCGTCTGCAATGTGTTCTTTCACGGTCATTTTTTAACCCTCCACCACATTTTCGGCGGTTCTGCGTTTTGGTGTGCCTGCTTTTGCTTTTGGCTTCTTGCCTTGCATTGTATCAAAAGCTTTCTGCATTGCGTCGATTCGTTCGATTTGCGCATCATATTTGGCCATCATGTGCGGATTGTTGCCGGCTTTGGACAGGTAGTTTTTGGCCTTTTCTTCTTCTCTGCGCACAAGCCAGTTGTAGATCTCCGGCAGCATTGGTGGCACGATGCCGGCCTCTCGCAGGTGTTTGCGAAACCCATCAAACTCTGCTGCGCTTTCTTTTGTGTTCCAAATGATTTCGCCACTTGTCAACACGGTAGCCTTCGCACAAAAATCCACATACCATCGGCCGCCTGTATCGGTGTCGTAGAATTGCACATAGTCGGTGTATGGACCCAGCCGGGTGTCCTTTGGGTCAATAAATGTGCCACCCTTCATTTGTGCGCTCGCAATAGGCTTAGCAAGACTGCCGCGCATATTGACGCCATTACAACCAGGCTTTGCAACCAATCGACACAGCACCGGCAAAAACCCGTTTGTATCGTCAAACTCCCAGCTCTTCGGGTAGACTACATACACAAAACGCGGCGTTGGCTTTTGTCTGTGTGTTGGCAATCCGCTGCGCGTTTCGACGGTCTGCACGTCCCGCTTTGGTTGCGTTAATGTAATGGTTTGGCTCATTGTTTCCCCTTAAAAAAATGGGCGACCGCTGCACTACAGGAAAAGGCAACGGCCGCCCGTAGTGGTTTACACGTCGGACTTGATAAGCACGCCAAGTGCATCTTGCGCTTCTGATACGGCGCAGAACATCGATGCAACGGCAGTTGTCAAGCCTGCATCACTGTCACGGGACAGCTCAACAAGAAGTTCGCCAGCATCAATTAGAATGTTGCTTTCTGGTACATGTGCACCGCTCAAAGCACGCACAGGCGCCATTGTGTACGCAAAGGCATCTTTTGCAAACATTGCTGCAGCAAAGTGCGCGCCTGCATCAACGGTTGCAATGCTGTCGCTTTGCCAGATGTCGACACCTTGGAAATTGCCCTGGTATCCGGGTGCACTTGCTTTGGTAATTTGGCCAGTTTCTTCCCGGAAATTCAAGAAAGACCCAGGTTTCACACCGTCGCCACCTTCACTGCGCAAAGAACTGCGAAGCTGATTCATTTGCTTTGGTGCAACTACAAGAGTGTATGGCGCCTCGGAAGTGCTTGCAGCATTTGCCAAGTTCAAATTGAACATACCACTATAGAAGGCGTCGACGTCCATGTCTGTAGATGTGTTGGAAGTAGACAAGGACCCAAACAGGTTGCAAAGTAGATCTGTCATTGTGAGGCCCACACCATCGACGAGCGTTTGCACAACTGCTGCAGCGTCAATTGGTCCACCGGTCACACCAAACAGATCTGACATCTGGTATTTCCGCAGGTAGCGTGCGATTTGCAAATCAAATTTGCCAGAACCATAGGCCTTAATTGCAGATTCGCTGCTTGTTTCTGATGACGCAGCATCGAACGCGCCCGGTGCGCCGTCAAGTGCAATGCTCATTGTATCAGAACCAATTTGCGACCATGGTACTTCTGTCATCACTGCGCGCAGATCAGTTGGGTCGTGGATCTTCTCAAAAAGAAGTGCGGAAAGAACAGACGATACGCGGCCGCCTGCAGAAGATAGCCCGGTAAAGGTAATTGCTGACATTTTGAAACCTCAAAAAGTTATGGTTTAGAATTTGTGAGCGTTCACCAATTGACGGATTGGCGCACCGGGTGCTCTGTGTTGATTGTGAAAGATGCGGACAAAATCTGCAACCCTACTTGATTAACCCTTCTGCGCGTAGCGTTGCGAGTATTTGATCTTTGTGGGCGCCCAGTGCACCGGAATTTTTGCCTCGGATGCTTTGGATTTCATCGTTTGAAAACTGGCGACCTGTATGCGCGGCCGGTGTTGCTGCACCGCTGTTTGGGTTTGCATTCAATGCCTGACGCACAGCAGAAAGCAAAGCGTCTGCGCCTTGTGTTTCTGGTTGCGGTTCTGGCGTTGGCTCTGCAGCTTGTTGCGGTGTGATGCGTTCGAAGTGTACGGAATACAACGGATCGTCCTTGCTGACTGTTAGCCACTCCTCAAAAGACGGCCGTTGATCTG